AGTCATAACTTTACTATAATCTTCAGCTACTTTATCAGCACCAATCACATCTTCTTCAAGAGCAGAACGATTAGCTTGAGAAGCAGTCCAGATAGGAACTTCTAACTCACCAGCTAATCCTCTCAAGTCTTCATAGATATTACCTATAGCATGTCTCTTCTCTCTAAAGTTACCTGTAGGCATTAAAATGTCAGCATAATCTACAAGAACTACATCAGGTTTGATACCACTTAATTCTATTTGTTTCAAGTGAGAACCTATTGTCTGAACACTAGCTGCTTTAGTAGGAAAGTATTTGATTAGTAATTTTCCAGGAAGTTTTTCTATCTTTGACTTAACATCTTCTTTATAATACTTGATGTTAGCTGTTGTTACACCTGTAAAGATACTATCATATCTTAAACCTACATAATTTTCATTCAACTCAAGAGTATAATGTACAACCGTCTTGTCTGTCTTGAGAGCTCCAGCTCCTAGAGCTTGTAGAGTCCAAGACTTACCGATACCAGCAGGAGCTACAATGACACCTAACTCACCTTCTCCTAGACCTCCATCCATTATATCATTAATAACGTCCCACGGAGTTTGTGTTGTAGCTCGAGCAGAAGCCTCAAGTCTCAAGTCGAGTGATGTGATATAATCTTGTCCTATATCTCGTTCAGTACCAGCCTTCATAGCCTCATCTATTATTGATTTTATACCATCGTAATCTTTGTTTTCTAATAAATTAACAGACTCTAATATAGCATTCTTGAGTGATTGATTCTTACAAAAATCAAGTGTTTGTGATTGTACGAACTCTAAATCAGTAGCCTCTATGTTCTTCCAAACTTCTCTAAGTTTATCAACAACCCCACTCTTTAAAACATCATTTTCTATTTCATCTATTTTATATTTTATAACTTCAAGTGTTGGTTGTTTTTTATACTGAGCGTAATAATCACGTATACTATTCACTAACCATTTATTAGAATCAGAATCAAACATTTCAGGATTCAAAATATCATTAATTGTCTGAATAAACTTAACGTCTCGTAACAACGAAGCAATAATCTTAGACTGAAATGATGTTCCGAATTGTGTTAATGTTTCACTCATTTGTTTTCTCTGCATAATGATTTAACTGATTAAAGTTAGTTAATAACCAACTATTAAGATTAGGAAGAGCAGCATATAATTTATCTTCCAAAAACATTTTTTGAAATTTATACTTTATTAATCTATTGATTGGTTCTCTAATCTTCTCTTGTATTTTTGTTTTTGTAGAACCTGATATGTCCACTTCTGATAATTGCATCAGTTTATAGTTCAGTTCTATAACATCTTTTGAATCTGGTAATTCTGTAATTACTTCATCTATATTAACTATACGATTCTCACTTAAAAACGGTAATTTTTTTTGAATTGTTTTAAGACCTAGTCCTCTTACACCTTTGATGTTGTCGGATTTATCTCCGTCTAATACTCTGTACCAAATATAGTTATGAGATGAAATACCGAACTCATCTAAAACCGTTTGTTCATCATATAACTTTTTCTTAGTAGGACTCCATATCTTGATTCTACCATTAGCTAACTGAAGAAAGTCTTTATCAGTTGACATAATTGTAATCTTTGACTCTGTTAAGACTTGACGACATACATAACCTATCGTGTCATCAGCTTCGATATTGTCATAAGATAAAACCGTTATAGGTAAAGTGTTAAGATACTCAACGACTCGTTGTAACTGCATCATCATATTTTGTTTCTCATCTTCTTGAGAAGCAAAATCATACGTACGATTTACTCTGTATTTTGTTTTTCTGTTTTGTTTATACTCAGGATATAACTTTCTACGGCGTGTAGACCCACCTTTGCCATCAAACACTATGACGACTCGGGTAGGTCTAAACATATTAATAGCGTAACCTATACTTCTTAGAAAACCAACTATTCCACCAACGTGAATACCATCATCGTTAGTAGTTGGTATAACACTAAACACTCTAATAAAAGTATTTAGGCCATCTATAACAAGTACTTTATCATCAGGATTTCCGCCGTCTAAAGAACCACCCTTCTTCTTGATTTCATCAAGTATAGAAAGATACTTTTTATTACTCACTTAGTTCCTCTTCTACGACCACATCATCTATACCAAAGTTCTTTTCGTATTTGAGAATAACCTTTTCACATATTAAGTTGTAACAATAGGTTCTAAAGTCTTTATCTTTGAGTTGTTCACCCCAATCTTTAGATTGAAACTTGAGTTCTACTCCTTTGTGATTGTCCATTGTGTACCAAGCACCTGCTTGTTTAACAAGTCTATGGTCTTTCATAACTTTCAACCAACTACCCTCATCATCAATACCACTTTCAAAGTAAAGTTCAAAATCAGCATGTCTCATAGGTGGACCAAGTCTGTTTTTAATGACTTGAGCTCTCATCTTCATACCGATAGTATTGTTCTTTTTATCTTTGATTTGTCCAGTATTCTTCAATCTAATTCTTGTTGAAGCATGGAATGGTAATGCTTTTCCACCACTTGTTGTCCAAGGGTCTCCAAACATAACACCTAATTTTTGTCTTAACTGATTTGTAAAGACAAGAGCAATTTTCTGTCTACCAATCATCTGAGTAATCTTTCTCATAGCCTTACTAATAACGATTGCCTTAGCAGTTGCCCAACCATCTTTCTCAAAATCAGATTCCATTTCTACTTTCGTAGATGCAGCTGCAAGAGAATCAACCATGATTGTTACCAACCTATCTTTATCTGATTCTCTAACTTTTGTTACTATCTCATCAATAGCTTCAAAGATATCTTCTACAGTCTCTAAGTGTAGATATAACATTTTGTTCATATCAACACCAATTACTTCTAAGAACTCTTGGGAAACGGATGTTTCAGTATCGATATAAACTGCCACACCACCTTTCTTCTGAGTCTCTGCAAGAATATGAGCACCAAGTAGAGATTTACCACTTGATTCTAATCCATTGATTTCTGTAATTCTACCAACTGCAATTCCACCATCTGGTCTATTTGATATAGCCAAATCCAACATGGAACTACCTGTTGAGATAAAATCTTTTATATCTGTTGGTGTTGAATCACTTCCATCTAAGAAGTATGCTACCTTAGTATCTTTGAATTTTTTATTTAAACTATCAGCCAGTGTTGAGGCCAATACATCATTTACTGATGCCATCCTAATCTCCTTAAGTTAATAGTGTGTAGTTAGGGAATACAATAACACCCATCTCTACTTTTGTTGTATGTTGCCACACACTATATATTGTTATCTTTTCAATTTACGATTTGAACAATTCGTCAAAAGCATCACCTGTATTACTTACTTTGGCAGATGAAAGTTCTGAAGTAGAAACTTCTTTTTCTTTAGTTTCTGTTTCAGTAGAATCCTCACTTGGATTCAACCATTCATTCAGCACATCTGTAAGGTCATCATAAGCTAACTCTTGATAGATTTCCTTGATGTCTTGTTGGGTCTTAACCAATTCAAGTACATCTGGTTCATCAGAAATCGATGTTTGATTAGGTTTAACACGAATGTTAGTTTTTGGAAAACTCGCACCACTTTCTTCAGCTGTGATAAATTCCACAACAACATCACGACCATTTACTGGGTCGGTGATATCACCATAATCAGGGTCTGCGATAATTGAAAGAAGTTCTTGATAAACTGTCTTTCCAAATCCCCAAAACTTCACTCCTTGTTTCTCTTCTCCTCTAACTACTACTGGTGCAAAAGTTCTCATCTTTGCTTCAAGTTTCCTTGATAGCTGATAATCTTCTTTACTACCACTTCCTTTTAGTTTCTGAGCAAACTCCTCGATTGGGTCTGGTCTACCAAAAGAAATTGGTGAAAGATATGAACGATTGTTCAGATTGTAGTGGAAGAATAATTCAATGAAAGGATTATCTTTATTGAATGCATAAGGAACGATTCTTATTTGAGTTTTACCTGGTTGTGGTTTCCAAAGACTGGAAGTACGATTGTTTGTGGTTTGTAACTGATTGAGTCGTTTTTTAATTGCGTTTAAGTCCATTACTTAATCTCCTATTTGTTTATGTTTATTGTTTATTTATTAGTGGTATCATTTATCGATACAATAATAAGTATAACCTTGATTGCTAAAAATGTAATCTTTTTTCATTATTTGTAAAAAAAAAATGGCCATCTTGTTTTTAAGTTTGTAAGTATAGTGGAAACTAAAAATCGTGTGGCCATTTTTTATATTATCTAAATTTGGAAATCTTGGGGATGTGAGATTAACGATTACTCACAACTTGAAGCTCTGATTTTTTCTACCTTATACTTAACATCTTTCAGTTATGAAAGTGATTCTCAAGATGGTTAATCTCATCGAATCGAGTACAACCTCTATGCCAATACCTTAACTCTCAGAGTTTAGTTTGTTCAGTCATAAAGTGGGATTTCAGTATTACCCTTACCCACAATAAGGTCAACAGAATCGTTTCTGTTTTTTTCTTCAAGTATATCTGATTATTGATGTCTCAACTACCGAAATGATTTACACCTAAGTAGGTTCACCACGAACTAATCATAGATTGCCTTATGAGCTTCCGAAGTATACTCATTATTCAGCCAATCCCATACAGAGTTAATTACTCTCTATACTTTCCGATTTCTCAATTTTCAAAAAACTCTATATCATCATTTGATATAATAATATATATATATATAAATTCTCAAAATACATTTTATTTTAATTTTTTTTGATTTTTTTTGATTTCATTGATTTTCTGTAGTATAGATACTTGAATATCTCATACTTTGCCTCAGAACCACGAACTCCTGCAACTGCTGTAATTTGTTCTACTTCAGCATATACATCTGTAACTTCTTGGATTTCTTCCCACTCATAGTTTTCCCACAAACTATCTAAGTTCAGTTCAACATCTAAGGAATCTTCACCCCTTATTATTTGTAGTGAGAAGAATATTATTATAAAGTATTTTAATATTTTAAGGAATATCGATTTCAATGGATATTCCCCTTTTATCATAATCTGTACCAACCACTATACCATATTCACCAGCACCAATTCTATCTGTCCACTCTGTACGATATAATTTCCATACATAAGTTTCTATTCGTTCTCTGCCATCACCATATGGACTTAATGATATTGGTTGTTTATGTACTACTTGTCCGTACTTATCAACCATATACAATTTAGTTTTCATTCTATCTACCAAATATCTAACCTTAACAACATCACCACCTCTATCTTCATCCAACCACGCATGTAGTGGAAAATCATAGAATGTTTCCATCGTTG